GACGTGTGCTCTTCCGATCTAAATAAAAATTTTCAATTTCCCACTTTTTCCCACCAGTTCCCCAATGACAAATAGGCGTCAAGCAAGTGTCAACAAAGGCAACGCAAGTGTCAACCCAGGCAAAGGAAATTAAGCCTCTACCAAACGAAACACCACAACCCAAGCACCAACACACCCAAACAAAAAACAAAGCTCACAGGGGCAAAAACAGGGGTCAAAAAATTCCCACCAAGTGGGAAAACCAGTCCCACCAAGTGGGACAAAACCACACCACACCACCCAAAAACCAAACAAAGATACGCAAACAAAAAATACAAACAAAGATACGCAAAACATTTGTTTGTACGAAAAACGAAGAAAATTTAAAAAATGTGTTGACAAGAAAAATAAATTTGTGTTACTATTTAATTGTAGGAAAAATATGTCCTGCAAAATTAATTCGAAAATTAGAAAGGAGAAATTAAAATGAAAAGAATTAATAATGAAAAACCTTTAGAAAATGAGGTAAAAAATTTTGACTTAAAGGAGGCATTTGTTCTTTGGCAAAAAGAAAGTAAAAATAAAACTTTTTATTTAAATGGTAAAGATGATGAGGGAAATTATTTAAAAGGATTTATTAATAATGAAAAGGACAGTAAAAAACCAAAAATAAAAGTATATTTCCAAAATGAAAAAGGAGATATAAAAGAAGAAGCTTGTGTTCTTTGGGAAACTACATCAAGAACAGGCAATATTTATTTAAGTGGATACACTACTGACAAACAAAAAATTATAGCTTTTTATTCAAATAATAAAAATTCAAATATTCCTTATATAACTGCATACTTTAAAGATTAAAAATGATTTCAAGAAGAGGAGTTTATAAAAATATTGAAGAGAGTAATTTTTGTTTTATATATAATGATACAAAATTTTACTTCTCTTCTTTAACAAAATTAAATAAGTTTAAAAATAAATTAGATGATTATGTAGAATATATGAAGAAGAATATTGATAAAAAAATAATACTAAAATATGATTATAAATTAATTGGAGCTTTAAAACTATATGAATTAATTGAAAAAGATAAATTTAAAATTTGTTACAATAATAAAATCTATTTAAATAAGAATGAATTATGCATCAAGATAATTTAAATAAAATAATACAAAAACTAAATAATCAATTTAGAAAATCACGAAAAAGATTAAAAGAAGATTTTGAAATTGAAACAAGTTTAAAATATAAAACTCCAAGTCAATTAAAATCAACAAAAGCAAAAATTAATTATATAAATAAAGTACAAAATTTTAATGCTAACGCAAAACAGTATAGATATTATAAAGCTAAGAATTTAAAATTTACCCCTACTAAAGTTTATTACAACTTTAATGCTCCTGATAAAAAAGGAATATCAAAACAAAAATATTATGAATTACAAACATCTGTTCGTAAGGCAAATGTTAGAATACAAAAAAGAGCAAAAGATATTGGAATTAAAAGAGAATACCGAGAATTTGGGAAAAAATCAGGAATAACTATAAATGAACTTCGTAAAATGGGTAAACCCGAATATGATGAATTTAGAAAAAGAGTTGTTGATTTTTCCACAATTAAAGGAACTGATGATATAAATAAATTAATAAAATATTACAATAAATCTTTTACTTCTAATTATTATATGAAAAAGGATAAATTATACCAAGAAAATTATATAAAATGTGTAAAAGAAACTTTTAAAGAATACCCAGAAATTTCAAAAGAAATAGTAAAAAAAGTAAAAGAATTTTCACCAAAACAATTTATTTATGGATATTATGGAGATTATTCACTAGAAATTGGATATTTTTATAAGAATGATTTTGAAAGTATTGAAGCAAAATATTTGGAAATTCTTGATAGTTTAGATAATTTAAAAAATGAAATTAAATAGAATTTTTTCCAGTGATTTCGAAACAAATAATCATGAAGATGACTGCCGTGTTTGGGCTTGGGCTTCATGTGATATAAATAACACTGATAACATTTATTATGGAAATGATTTAAATAGTTTTATGAGATTTATTAAAAAAGGCAATCAAACACATTATTTTCATAATTTAAAATTTGATATACAATTTATATTATATTATTTGTTTCATCACGGCTTTACTTATAGTGAAGAATACAAAGATAATACTTTTAAAACATTAATTTCTAATAATGGATTATTTTATTCTTTAGATATCACTTATCATGTGTTTGATGATGGGAATAGATGGCACACAAAATTTTATGATAGTTTAAAAAAATTACCAATGAGTGTATCTTCAATTGCAAAAGCTTTTAATTTAGAGGAGCAAAAGGAAGTAATTGATTATAATCTAGTAAGAGAAAAAGGACACGAATTAACTAAAGAAGAAAAATCATATATAAAAAATGATGTAGTTATAATAGCTAAAGCTTTAAAAATACAACACGAAAATAATTTGAAAAAAATGACTATTGGAAGTGATGCATTATCAGATTTTAAAAAAATTATTTCAACAAAGAAATATGAATATTTCTTCCCTAGTTTATCAAAAGAGTTATACGAAGATTTAAAACCTAGTTATAAAGGTGGATTTACTTATGTAAATAAAATTCATAAGAAAAAATATCGAAAAAATATTTTAGTTTATGATGTAAATTCTTTATATCCAAGTGTAATGAGGTATGAAAAACTACCTTATGATACTCCTAGATTTTTTGAGGGAAAATATGAATTTGATAAAAATTTTCCATTATACATTCAAAAAATTTTTGTGAATTTTAAAATAAAGAAAAATCATATACCAACTATTCAGCTAAAACACAATTTTTTATTCAGTCAAACAGAATATTTAGAAACATCAAAAAATGAAGTAGTAACACTTCATTTAACAAATATTGAACTTCCTTTATTTTTAGAGCATTACGAAATTTTATCTATTGAATATGTATGTGGGTATAAATTTAAAGCAAAAACAGGATTTTTTGATAAGTATATTGATAAATGGACTACTATAAAAATTGAAAGTAAAAAACAGGGAAATTTTGCATTATATACAATTGCTAAATTAATGCTTAATTCTTTATATGGAAAATTTGGAAGTTCTATTATAACAACACAAAAAATTCCTTATTTAAGTGAAGATGATATTGTTTGTTATCAAAAAGGAGAAGAAACAGAAAAAGATAGTTTATATTTACCTATGGCTATTTTTATTACAAGCTATGCTAGATATAAAACTATATCATCAGCTCAAAAAGTATATAAAAATTTTTGTTATGCTGATACTGATAGTATTCATTTAACTAATATTTCAAAAGAAGAAGTGGAAAAATTAATTGAAGTTGATGATTATAAACTTGGTGCTTGGAAGTTAGAAAGTGAAGCTGATATTGGATATTTTATAAGAGCAAAAACTTATATTGAAAAATCAAAAAACGAATTAAATATAAAATGCGCTGGTATGCCTGAAAATTTAAAACAATATGTTACTTTAGAAAATTTTAACGAGGGATTAAAATTAGAGGGAAAATTATTACCAAAAAGAGTTAAAGGAGGAGTGGTTTTAGAAGCCACTGAATTTACGATGAAATGAAAGAAGAAAGAATTTTATTTATATGTGTAGTATTACTTATTTTGTTTTGTTTAGTTTTAGTATCAATAAGAGTAGATTACTGCTTAAATTTACCTTTTGATGAGGTAAAACAAAACGAAATTTGTAAAAATTACATGAAAACTTATATAAAGTTGCATTTTTTTAAATAATATGTTATATTAATATTGAGATGATTACATAAAAAATTTATAATTTTTGGAGAACTATGTCTTATCAACACCAAAAATTTTTGGGAGTAGTTACCCTTTATTTTTGAAGTAAAAACATCTTAAATTTATTGAAGTCCTAGAGTAAAAATCTATTTGAAATAGGCAAAATAGCATATTTTTAATAAAATATGTTATTTTTTGATAAAAATTACACATTTTTTCAAAAACTTTTCGAAAATGTGTTGACAAATATAAAAATAGGTGTATAATTATAAGTGTAATATGAAAAAAGGAGGAAAACAAAATGAAAAGAATGACTATAATTTCAAGAAAAGCATTATCAAGAGGAAAAGGAGGATATTTTAATGAAGTAGAAGAATTAATATTTTTAGCTGACCTTACTGATAATCAATTAAATAAAAAACTTGAAGAATTAAATACTAATAAAAGAACTAATTTTTATGAAATTAAGAAAGATTTCAATTTAAAAAATAAAAAAGACAAAATTGAATTTATAACTTATTATTTAGAAAATAGTAAAGATTATAGACTACAAGATTTTAAAAATGATGTTCTTGAATATGTTTTAAATTGGAGATAAATTTTAAAACAAAATGTTAAAGAAAATAGAAAAAAATAAAAATCGACTTTGTATTCCTAAAGAATTTCTAAAATCAAAACTTTATGATATAGAAATGCAAAACGAATTAATTATTTTAACACCTATTTACGAAGAAAAAATATGTAATACTTGCAATAACTTTATAAATAAAGAAGATTTATTTTGTAAATATTGTGGTACAAAAAATGAAAAGGAGAAATGATATTTATGAGAAAAAATAGAATAAGTGAGTTTTTAGAAAGCATAGATGGTAAAAAATGGAATTGTGTCTATCAAGCAAATGATATGACTTTATTAACAAGCAAAGAATATAATTATAGATGTGAAGAGATAGTTAATTTAAAAATTCAATTAAAAAAGCAAAAAGAAATTATTGATGATGTAAAAAACTGGATTTATAAAGTACAAAATAATAAAGATAATAAACATTTAGAACCTATTATATCTACTGACGAATTAGATGAATTATTAAATATATTAAATGAGGTGTTAGAATGAATAAAAAAGAATTTAAAAAATATGTAGATGAAGTAAGTAATAACATAGAAAAATTATTAAATGATAATGAAGAAGAATTAGGTTTTTATCATTTATTAGCAAATAGTTTTAATCAAGTATGTGAAGAACGAAAGAATTTAGAACAAACATTAAATGAAATTGAAAGGATATGCAATAGTATTATAAAAGAATATAGAGAGCTTAATATTTGTGATATAAATAAAATATATAATATTGAGTTTGTAATACAAAAGCAAAAAAGGTTGATAAACAATGAAAAATGAAAAAGAAATAGATAAAGAATTAGAAGAAATTATAAGTATATTATCAAGTTCAAAATTAAATTACGATGACAGTAAAAGAATAATTGACTTTATACTTGAGATTTTAACTAATTTAGAATTAACTAAAAAGTTATATAAAATTAAAGAAAACTATAATTTAAAAGGAGAAATTGAAATATTATGACAAAATATGAAAATAAAAATAATAAAAATATTAAATCAAATGATGATTTAGAAAAATTAAAAAAGGATATGAATAAGATGCTTGATAGAACATTAGAAAAATTGATTAAGGAAAAATTAGATAAATTATCTGCAAAAGAAAATTATATTAATTTTAACTTTAGTAAAAATTATGTAAGTGTAAAAATACCGAAATTATCTGATGATGAAGTTATGATTTTAATTTGCTTATTAGTTATATCAACTGAAGCAAAATTTCATTTAGAGCATTATATTTTTGAAAATATGTATAATTATATGAATAAAATTATAGAAAAGGAAGTTATTTAACTTCTTTTTAATTTGACAAAAGTTTTAAAATATGTTATATATTTAAATAGAAAGGAGAAAAATTATGAATGTAGAAGAATTTAGAGAAAAATTGCGTTTATTAATTTCAGGTGAAATTACTGAGGACGAAGTTTTATCTATTTTAACAGAACTTGAAGAAGATAAATTAAAATCACTTGCTTTAAAATCAAAGAAAATAGCAGACTTTTTTAACAGAAATGATAATGAAACAGAAGAAGCTGAAGATACTGAAGAAGCTGAAGAAACAGAAGAAACAGAAGAAGCTGAAGAAGAAAAAAAGGGAATTGATGATTTATTAAAAGATGATGAAGAAGTAGAAGAAACTGAAGAAACAGAAAAACTTGGAATTGATGAATTATTAGAAAAGGAGGAAAAAGATGAAAAATAAAATAAAAGGATTAAAAAATATTGGTGGAACTGATATTTTAAATGCAATAAGAAATGATGCTTCAACAGAATATCAAGAAAGAATACCTGAAGCTACAAGAAATAATATAGCAGATATTGGTAATGCATTATTAAATTACAATGCTGGTTTAAATGAATTTTTAGGTGCTTTAGTTAATAGAATTGGACTTGTTGCAATTAAAAATAGGTTATATTCTAACCCATTAAAAGAATTTAAAAAAGGAATGTTAAATTATGGGGATACAATTGAAGAAATATTTGTTGAAATTGCAAAAGCTAAACATTATGATATTGAACCAAACACAAATAATTTGGGAGATGTATTTGAAGTTACAAAACCTAAAGTATTATCAAGATTTCATAAAGTTAACAGACAAGATTTTTATCCAGTTACAATTAATCAAGATATTTTAAGAAGAGCATTTTTAAGCGAACAAAATTTAGATGACTTTATAAGTAAAATTTTTGATAGTTTATACAGTGCTGATGAATTTGATGAGTTCTTATTAATGAAAAATTTAATCGGAGATGCTAGAAGTAAAAATAAATTTTATGACGTGCAAGTACCTGAAGTAACTAACGAAGAAACTGCTAAAGAATTTTCTGTTATTACTAGGGAATACGCAAATAATCTAAGATTTATGAGTAAAAAATATAATAATGCTGGAGTTACAACTTATAGTGATATTAAAGACCAAGTAATTTTAATTAATTCAAAATATGAAGCTAGAATGAGTGTAGATGTACTTGCTTATGCATTTAACATGGAAAAAGCAGACTTCTTATCAAGAATGATTATTGTTGATGATTTTGGTGGAAATGATACTGATGACACCGTTGCACTTTTAGTTGACAAAGATTGGTTTATGGTTTACGACCAAAAAATTGAAATGACAGAACAATACAACGCAAGACATTTGTATTGGAATTATTTCTTACATCACTGGCAGGTAATTTCAAGCTCTGATTATGCACCTGCAATTAGATTTACTACTAGTGCAGTAACTCCACTTGTTGAAAGTGTAGAAATTTTACCATCAACTGCAACTGTTAAAAAAGGTGAAACAGAACAATTTACTGCAAATGTAGTTACTAAATATGGAGCTTCAAAAGATGTAACTTATGAAGTAAAAGGTACAAAACAAGTTGATACTGAAACAAAAGTAAGTGAAAACGGTTTACTAACTGTCGGAGCAAATGAAACTAACACTAAATTACAAGTAATTTGTAAATCTGTAGCAGATAATACTAAAACAAGTACAGCTACAGTTACAATTACTGAATAAAAATTCTCTTATGAATTTATCACGGGTATTTCTTTTTAAGGGAATACCCTTTTTTAATAATTATAATAATGTTCGTGATTTTGTTAGTTTGGAAGAACAAGATAATTATTTTTTAAATAAAGAAAAAATCGAATTATTACAAACATATCAAAGAGTTAATTTAAATCAAATAAAAATTGGTATGAGTTATGATGATTTAAAAGAAATTAATTATATGAGTTTTATTAATGATAATAAAAAATATTATGCGTTTGTCATTGATTTAACTTATATTAATCCAAATACAACTTTGTTGACTTATGAAATTGATGTATTTCAGTCTTTTATGTTCGACTTTAATTTTAAAAGTTCATTTGTTGATAGAAAACATTGTAAAAGATTTGATGAAAATAATAAACCTATAATTTATTTACAAGAAGAAAATTTAAATTATGGTAATAGTTACGATATTAAAAAAATTACAAAATATTCACAAGTAAAAGCACTAGATGATAAAACCTATGATATTTTATTTATGATTTTTGCCACTCCAATGGACTTAGGAGTTGATGGTTTTACAACCTATGGAGGTAGCCGTGTAAACGGAATTAATACCAACCTATTTTACTATATAACTCCATTTGCAAAAACAGGAGCTACTAGAAATATAAAAATGAATAATAATACTTTGTCAAGTCCTTACGAAGTTTTACAAAATTTGACAGCTAACTCAAATATAGTTGGAAAAACTTGTAGTATTTACTTTACAAAATTCTTACCTGTTGAAGTAACAGCAGAAACAAAAACAGATACTTCAGGAATAAGTTTTATTGATTTAAAAATTGGAAGTTTAGAAAGTAAATTACTTCCTGCCACTTCTTCAAGTCCGATGCCAGTTTACTGCGTACCAATTGGAATTGAAATAGAGGGAGCTATACAAGAACTTGATTGTGGAAATAAATATGATGGATTTACAAAATTTAATGAAAGTAAGTTATACAATTATCCGTATTCTTTAACACAAATAACTGATTTTAAAGGACATAATTTTATTTGTAAAAATGAATATATTGTAGGAGATAATTTAAATATAGGTATTCAAAATTTAATTGGTAGTTATCCAAAAACTGCTGTACTTATAAAAAATTATAATCAAACAGGTTATAATTTAGAAAATGGGTTTATTGATAATGATACAAACGATATACCAGTAATTAGTGATGCTACATCAAGTTACATTCAAAGTTCAAGAAATGTATTAAATTTACAAGACAATTACGCTACTGATAATGCAAACAGAAGTATTTTACAAACAAATGCAGGATTAGATTTAGCAACAAGACAAATAAAAACAAATGAAATTTTAGGATATATTGGAAATGGATTAAATTTAGCTGGTGGTATTGTAGGACTAGCAACAGGACAAGCTGGAGGAGTAAATTCAATTTTATCAAGTGCTTTAGGAGGAGTATCCAATTATTACGAAAGTATGTACGCAAAAGAACAAGCTAATCAAAATGCTAACTTTAGTAATATAAACGCAAGAATTGGAGCAGAACAAAGTATCGGATTAAGACAAGCTAAATTAGCTGATATAAATAATCAGCCTCCAAATATAAACGGAATGGGAAAAGATGTAATTTTTTCTTACGGATATGATTATGGAGATATTTATGTAATTAAAAAAGAAATTAAAAAAGAATATAGAGAAAGACTAGAAAATTATTTTAAAATGTTTGGTTATACTTTTAATGATTTAGAAATTCCTAATTTAAGAACTAGAAAAGCTTTTAATTATTTAAAAACAACTGCTTGTAATATTGTAGGAAATATACCTCAAAATTACTTAAATATTTTAAAATCAATTTTTGATAAAGGTGTAACTATATGGCATAACGAACAAATGTTTGATTATAGCCAAAATAATGATGAAATTTAGGAGGAAATATGATAAATAAAATTAATATGAAGCAAAATAGTGAATTTTTAATAAGTTGTAAAAAACCTGAATTAATGCTTAATAATTTAACTTTTTTCGATTATTACGATAGATTAAAAAATTACGCAATTAATATGTTTGAATGGATTAATTTACCTGATACAATTGATGCTAGATATTTAGAATTAACTTTGTTCGAACAGGGAAAAGTAGTATTTTTTAAAGATGAAACTTTAGAAAGTTATTTGTGTATCCAGGGAGCAACAAGGGGTCCATTTGATGTCTATAATAACCCAACTAAAAGAAAAGTTTTTGCAAGTAATGGATATAATAAAAATAGAACTTCAAAAAATAGTGTAATTATTTGGAATAATTTTTTAAGAAAACCTACTTCTCCTACTATAAATTTATATGCTTGGAGATTAACAAATATTGAAAGAGCTATTGATATTAACATAAACGCACAAAAAACACCAATTTTAATATTGGCAAATGAAAATGAAAAATTTAGTTTAAAAAATATGTATGCAGAATATGAGGGAAATTCTCCTGTAATTTATGCTAGTAAAAATTTAGATTTAAATTCAATATCTTCAATAAATACAACTGCACCTTTCGTTGCTGATAAATTACAATTAATAAAAAATTCATATTGGAATGAAGCAATGACTTTTTTAGGTTTACAAAATACTAATCAAGATAAAAAAGAAAGACTAATTACAGATGAAGCAAACGCAAGAGAAGAACAAATAAAACAAGCTAAATTAAATATGTTAGATGCAAGAAAAGAAGCTTGTAAATTAATTAATAAAATGTTTGGTTTAGATGTTGATGTAAGATTTAGAATTGATAACGAAGAATTTATTGAAAAAGTAGAGGATAAAGTTATTGAAAATTTTGGAGGTATTGAAAATGAGTAAGTATTCAACTCAATTAAGAATTTTAATTGATGAAATTAATGAAAAGTATAAATCAAATAAAACTACAATTAGTGACAAAATTGAATTTGCAAGACCATATATTTTTGATTTTGAATATGATTTATACGAAAAAGCATATAAAAAAGAATTTGAAACAAAAATTTTAAGACATTTTTATACAATGGAAATTGGTTTTGAAAATGATGTAATTTGGAAATTTATGTTAGAAAATAAAATAAAGGAAATTATGCCTGAGATTAATCAACTTTGGAAAAGTTACAACTTAGATTATAATATTTTAGAAAATTATAAAATAGTAGAAACTATTAATAGAGATAATACTACAAATATGACAAGTGAAATTAACTCAACTGATAATTCAAATAATCAAACAACTGCAAAATTTTATGATACACCACAAAGTCAAATAAATACAATTGGAGATTTTTTAACTTCACAAAATGAAAATTTAGTTAAAAATGATAACACTTCCAATACCAAAAATAATCAAAATGGTAGTGGAAACGAAAAAGTTAATAGAACTTCAAGTGGTAATACTGGAGTAAGTCCAGCTAGATTAATTGAAGAATACAGAAGTGCTATTATAAATATTGATATGATAGTTATTTCTAGACTAAATGAGTTATTTATGTTATTATGGTAGTATAAGAAAGGAGAAAAATTATGATAGAAAAAATATGTATATTTGCCAATTTATCAATACCTTATGTATATGAGGAGGGATTTACAACACTTGAAATTTTAAAAAACTTAATCAAACATACAAATGAAATAATTGATGAAGTTAATAAAATTCCTGCGTTTGAATTAAAAGTTGATGATGAATTAGCAAAAATTAATGAAAAATTAGTTACTGATATTACTAATTTAAAACAGGAAATTTTAGATTTATTCCCTGTAGAATTTGAAAAAGAACTTCAAAAAGCAATTAATAATAATGAATTTGATGTATTATTAAATCCATTAAAAAGTGATATTGAAGCTCTACAAACAAAAGTAAATTCAATTGAAAGTGATGTAACTTTATTAAAAAATAAAGTAACAAGTTTAGAAACTAGAACTGAAACTTTAGAAACTAGAACTGAAACTTTAGAAACTAAAACTGAAACTTTAGAAAATACAACAAATGAATTAACTCAAAATTTATCTACAAAAATTGATGATGCTCCAGCTGATAACAACACCTATGGAAGAAATAATAACAAATGGGTACAAGTAACTGGAGGAACAGGTGGAGGTATTCCAGAAGCTCCAATTGATGATATTTTATACGGAAGAAAAAACGGAACTTGGGACAAAATTCCTGATAGTATAAATATTTATAAAACTATTACTGATGCTGATGTGCCTGAAAATAATATTGTTATTTTAAATACTAATGAAATTAAAAATGCTAATTGTGTATTGATAAACCGTTCTAGTATAGGAACAAATACATTTATAAAATTTAATGTAAATAGCACTAATTACTTATCATTACGAAATGGAATTTATCAATTTATAAATATAGATAATTCTAACAATTATATCTATATTATAGGAGGCAATATTAACGGAATTTATTTTTATGAGGGAACTATATTAGAAATTCGTAAAAATAATGAACTTACTTTTAATTTAAGTGATACAAAAAATATTGTATATACAAATACAACTAATACAATTTATGGAACTAAAACTTTTACAACTACACCTAAATTTACAAAAGCACCTACTACTGATGAAGAAGCTACAAATAAAAAATATGTTGATGATAGCATATCTACTCTTAGTAATTCAGTTGACACTAAGTTGACAAAATATGTTGATACAGAAAATAATCAAGAAATTAGTGGATTAAAAACATTTTTAACAATACCTGATATTTCAGGTACACCAACAAGTTCTGATAATGCTACAAATAAAAATTATGTAGATACAAAAGTACAGAGTGCTATAGCAGAATTAAATATTGATAATTATGTAGATGAAACTTCAACACAAACAATTAGTGGATTAAAAACTTTTACAACTCTTCCAAAATCAAATGTATTTGCTAGTGATATTCACGAACTTGCTAACTTAGAAACTGTAAATTTAAATAGAAGCTATTTTAAAGGTTATGCAACAGTAACACATATTGATTATGGAGCTATGGGTAATTTAATTGGAGCATATAATACAATTTTATATGAAATAGTTGGAACTGGAGATGAAGCTACACAAATAAAATTAAAAAAATCTGGAAAATATATGATTGAGTTATACTATAATTTCTCAAGTGAAAACTCAATAAGTGTTGCTGTAAATATCAATGAAACTAATACAAGTGTAAATAACTCTTGTAGTGGAAATTGGGGGTTAGCTTGCATTTCACTTCCAACAGTCGATGAAAATTCAATATTAAAGCTAAAAGCAAAAGCAAATGTTCACGGTGCAGAAATAGTATCATTAATTGTTTTCGTAACTAGACTTGGAGATTAATATTGATAGCAGGACAAAAAATGCGTGGGTCTAACGGGAAAGAAAATATACTTTTCCCGTTGGATTATATGTATATTACTCAAGGTGAGCTTGAAGATGACCCATCACACGGAGGAGTTTTAAATATTGATTATATAGGAAGAACTAAAAAATATCCTTATTATGCGCCTGTTACTTGTAAAGTAGTGTCTGTTGATGCATCAAATGGAATGACCGTAATTGAAAGTGTTGATTTAGTTAATTATATTGATGGAACAATAGATTATTTTCAAGCTATGTTTTGGCACAATGATAATTTATTATACAAAGTTGGTGATATTGTAAATCAAGGAGAAATTTTAGGAAGAACAGGAACTACTGGTTACGTAACTGGCGACCACGTTCATATTGGAGTTGGTAAAGGAAAATTTACAGGATTTACAACAGTTCAAGGACATACAGTTTTAAAAAATGAATATCATCAATACAATGCGTTTGGTGTAAATGATACAGAATTAGTTGTAACAAAAAATTATAATTGGAGAAAATTTGTTGAAACTCCACCATCTCCAAGTCCAAAGCAAAAATTTGATATTAATGAGTTATTATTTATTTATAAAAGGAGTAAATTGCTATGACAGAAAATATATTAATTTCCGTAATTGGAGGAATATGTGTAGCTGTTCCAAGCTTAATAGCTACTATTACACAAAATAAAAAATCAACTAGCTTAATAACTTATCGAGTAGATAGACTTGAAAAGAAAGTTGAAAAACATAATACAATAATAGAAAGAACATACATTTTAGAAGAAAAGGTGAATGAAATAAAAAATGATATAAAGGAGATAAAAAGAAAATGAAAAATGCTTTTTTAAATTTAATAAAAATTAAATCTTTAGTTACACTTTTAATTACAATTTGTTTTTGTTATGGATTTGTAACAAATAAAATTTCTTGTGATTTATTTATGCCTATTGTAACTATGATTTTTGGATTTTATTTTGCTAAGGGGGTTGAAAAAAATGAAAGTAGTACAAACACCGATAAAAAATAATTATGATTTATATTTAAGTGATGATTTTGGTTACCGTGAATTTTATTTTAATAATAAATGGTATAGTGGTTATCATAGAGGAATAGACATTACAAATATTGGAAAAATTGTAGCAGTTGCAAGAGGAAAAATAGTTGATTTAGTAACATTTGTTAAGGGATATGACGAAAGACAAAGCTTAGGAAATTATGTAGTATTAGAACATAATAATTGTTTTTCAGTTTACGGTCACTTGGATTATGGAAGCAATATGCATTTAAATATTGGGGATATTGTAGAAAAAGGAGATATTTTAGGAACAAATGAAAGAAAAACTACAGGATTTTCAACTGGTTTACACCTACATTTTGGAATAAAAATAAATGGTACTTTTTATGACCCAAAACATTATTTAAAAAATGGAACTATAATCGATTATGGTAAAGAAAATAAAAATAAAGATTATATTTATTATAAAATTCAAAGTGGAGATACTTTAATAAAGATTGCTGAAAAATTTAATACCAATTATAAATATTTACAAGAAATAAACAATATAAAAAATGCTAATTTAATTTATACAGGAGATATTTTAAAAATACCAAAAACAAAAACTACTCATTTAAATATTGGGGATAAAGTAAAAATAATTGGAAAAGGAAATTCTAATTCTTACGGAAGTGGCGCAAACGCATACGGAATTGGGTGGGAAAGAGAAATTTTATATATTTGGTCTGGTAGAAATTATCCATATCAAGTGGGAAACGCAAACGGAACTTGTGGTTTTTATAAAGAAAGTGATTTGAAAAAACTATGAAAGAAAATATTTATTATTCCTATAATGATATTTTTTCTTATAATAAATTAATAAATTTTGTTGTTTCAAATAGAGGTGGAGGTAAAACATTCGGTTTTAAAAACTGGGCTATTAAAGATTTTATAAAAAATGGAAATCAATTTATATATTTAAGAAGATATAAAAGTGAGCTTGAAAAAGATAACAATATAAAAAATTTCTTTGAAGATATAAAATATAAATTTCCTAATTTAGAATTTGAAGTTAAAGGTGGTCGATTTTTAATTGACAAAAAAGTAGCTGGATTTTACTTTCCACTTTCAACTGGTATAACGAAAAAATCTGTATCATATCCAAAAGTAAATAAATTATGCTTTGATGAATTTATCATTGAAAAAGGCAACTTACACTATTTACAGGGAGAAGTTAAAAAATTTCTTGATATTTGTGAAACTATTTTTAGAACTCGTGATAATTGGAAAGCTGTACTTTTAGGAAATGCTATTTCACTTTTAAACCCATATTTTTTATATTTTGATATTAATATTGATACAAGAAAAAGGTTTACAGTCAAAAATGATATAATTGTAGAACTATATACAAATGAGGATTTTATAAAATATAAAGAACAAACAAGATTTGGAAAATTAATAAAAAATACTGAATATGGCGCATATTCAATGTATAATAAATTTGTAAATAACAATAGTAATTTTGTTGAAAAAAGAAGTCCCACTTCAAAATATTTTTGTAGTATAAAATTTGAAAATATTAATTATGGAATTTGGTACGAACAGGGAATATTTTATTGTAGTAAAAAATTTGATAGTAGTTTTAAACCCTTATTTGTTTTAAGTTCAAAAGATTTACAACCTAATTTTTATCTAATTTCAAACGCAAATGAATTTTTTCATATTAAAGCACTTAAAAAAGCTTATAATTGTGGATGTATCAGATATGATGATATTAAAATAAAAAATAAAATGTTTGAAATATTTAAATTATTGTCTTTTAGTAAAGGAATATCACTTGACTAAAAATAATATTAGTAGTATAATGATACTAGAGTAAATTACAAATAATTTTCATTATTTTGTTTTGTTTTATTGTCCTTCAATTAATACTATAAACTAAAATCTGTAATTTACTCGTGTTTATCTCTAACACTAGTTTTTAACTAGTGTTTTTTCTTCGTTTTTCGTACAAACAAATGTTTTGCGTATCTTTGTTTGTATTTTTTGTTTGCGTATCTTTGTTTGGTTTTTGGGTGGTGTGGTGTGGTTTTGTCCCACTTGGTGGGACTGGTTTTCCCACTTGGTGGGAATTTTTTGACCCCTGTTTTTGCCCCTGTGAGCTTTGTTTTTTGTTTGGGTGTGTTGGTGCTTGGGTTGTGGTGTTTCGTTTGGTAGAGGCTTAATTTCCTTTGCCTGGGTTGACACTTGCGTTGCCTTTGTTGACACTTGCTTGACGCCTATTTGTCATTGGGGAACTGGTGGGAAAAAGTGGGAAATTGAAAATTTTTATTTAGATCGGAAGAGCACACGTC